ATGTACCTGAAGTAGCTGTTTTATCTCCACCAAAATCTAAAACTGCAACTGCTGGATCACCAGAAGCTGTGTCGTTATAAATTAAAGCACCTCTTGCTGTAAGTGTAACACCTACAAAAGATAAATCAGCAAAATCACAAACAGCAGTATCTGTACTCAAAGCTGGAGTTGTAGATACTAAAGCTTTTCCACCTGAACTATAACCAGAAGGTGAAGTCACCTGATTATCTGATGTAAAAGATGTTGTTGATTTACCAAGAGTTGCACTTGATGTGTACATACTTAATTTAAAGCTATTTCCTCCTGGGTTACTAAAGTTATGTACTGATTTTAAGACATCTGTTTTAAATACATTACATACCACACTTGTTGTTATTGCCATATTTTACTCCTTTAAAAATTAAGGTGAAGGAGAAGTTACTTTTAATCTAGGAACTCCATCCTCATATTCATCTCTTCTTCTTCTACCCATTTGTTGCAACGCAAAGTCTTGTATCTCTTCAGTATACTTTGTTTTATACAAGTTGTACATATCAGTTGGACCTTTTAAATAACTAAAACATTCAGTTAATACTCCATGTAATAATAAAGCTTCTTGGTGTTTTGATAAAAAGGTTTCTGTTGATGAATCAAAATGTTCTGGATCTTTTATGTAGTTAAGTTGCACTTCATAATTTATATCTGGTTGAGGAGCTAATAATAAATTTTTATCATCCCAATTAGCATAATATCTAGGTTGACCAGTAGCATTTGTTGGGTTAAATTCAGCAATAAAAGAAGTATCTCTTTTTTCTAAAAAATCTCTTGTGCCACTTACAAATATTTGTACAGAACGAACTAATAAACAATCATCAGGAACATTTAAATATCTTTGTGTGCCTGAATTTAAAGTTATTGCATATTCCCTATTAGCATCATAGTCTACTTTATTAGCTATATCTAATTCTGTGTTTCTTATAAATTGATCTATTAAAGTATCTGTTAAAACATTAGAATCTACTTCTGTATAACTTCTTACTTGTGTTAAAAAATTTGAATGTGTTATACTCATGATATCACCACAGTAAAATTAGTTCCTACAGAAGTTGTTGCTTCTAAAGAAGTTAGTTTTGTTCCAAGAATATCATTACTATCTGCTACAGTCATTCTAGCTCCACTATTTATTCCACTATCTCCAGTTTCTGCAAAAAATCCACTACTTATGTATAATAAAAATTGCTTTTGGTTTTCTGGAGGTCTAGGTCTAGCATTTGCTAAAGCAATAGCATCACCTTTTATATGTTTTCTTTTTATTTGTGGGTGTTTTGTTTCAAACTCAGAACGGTGTACAAAAGAACCATTCCATTCTTTAACCATTTCATTATATGGAAAAGCCATACCAGACCTATCTGAAATTGCTTTTGCATATTTACCTCTTGCGTATGCCATGATTTATCCTTGTGGAAAAAAGTTTGAGGGTGTTATATAAACAGAAGTTCTTTGTCCATCTTCTGTCAAAGCTCTTTGCAATTCATCTTCGTACAATAATTTATTCTGTTGTACTAAGTTTGGGTTTTTTTTCATACTTAAATAATAGGCAAGACCAGAAACCATACATGGTATAAATCTAAAGACTACATCAGCTTGATTGGTGTAAGCTCCAGAGTCTTCTATTCTTTTTAAGTAATAATATTTTAAATATGTGTATGTACTTGCATCTGGTGATTGATATAAAGTTATCTTAGGAGTGGTTTGTCTATCCACATAATATTGACTAGGTTGTCCTTGTGATCCTTTATTTGGTAAAGCTGCGTATTCACTTCTACTTATTTTTGTTAAAGATACATCGTTTGTAGAAGTAGTTGTACCAGTAGTTGTACTAACATAAGCTTCTAAAACATCATTGGCATTTGAAGGTGCATCATAAGTTGATGTACCAGCAGTTAACTGTTGTTCTTTTAATTCAACCTTCCATAAGTGTACACCTCTGTTACCCCACTCAGAAAACATGATATCCAAACTTCTTCTAGCTGATTTTAAATCTTGTCCAGAGTTAGTTCTTACACCACATCTTTCATACGCTTCTTCGATGATATCTACTATATCTAAATCAAATGATGTTGTTCCAGAAGTTGCCATTATTTATCCTAAAATACACCTTTGAATTTAGTTCCTTTTATAGCTATGCCACCACCTCTCATATTTTGTGGTTTATCGTACTTAGCTTTTTCTCTCATATACATTTGTTCTTCTTTTGCTTTTCTATCTGCTTCTTTTTTCATTCTACCAAAACCTTTTTGGATAACAGGGCTATCCATTATATTAGCATAAACTCCAAGTTTAGCATTTTTTGGTTTTTCGTTCATAGCTTTTTGTATAGCACTACCTCTTGTTTTTTCATATTCACTAAACTTACCATCACCATCTAAATCAGCTTTTGGTGATAAATTCATGCCACCAGTTTTTTTTCCTATTAATGCTTCTAAGGCTTTTTTCTGTTCTCTTTCAGTCAAAACACCAGGTCCTAAAGTTTTTGCTTTTTTAGGTTTTTGTTTTTGTTGTTTTTTAAAGTCTTTACTAGCACCAATTAAACTTTGCTCCATTTTTTTTATAGCTTGTCTTTTAATAGCTTTTTTTTCTTTAACTGATTTTTCTGGAGCAACAATTTTACCAGTTAATGAATCAGTATTACCTTTTACAACCTCTCCTTTTGGTGGTTGAACTTTTGATTTAAATTTAGAACCAGCTCCCATTCCTAAACCTGCTCCTATAGCACTTGCAACAAAAGCTCCTTTATTATTTTTATTAATTTTCTTAGATGTTAGGTCTTTTACATAGGTAATTTTACCATTAGTTATAACCTTTTTGTAACCTAATTTTTTCATTGTTTTATCGTCACCTAATACTGGCATTTACAATACTCCTTTATAATAATCTGCTAGTCCACCTTCGACTGCATATGTTTTAACAAATTTAGGAGATTTACTTGCTCCTTGACCACTTTTTCTTTTTCTTCTTACTGCACTTGTTTTTTCACCTTTAGTCATTCTATTAGCTTTAGCTAAAGGAACACACTTTGGGTATTTTCTTTTTGCATCTGCTTTTTGTTTACTTCTTCCACAAGGTTGAAATGAGCCATCTTTCTTTTTTGCTCCTATATCTACCCACTTTTCAGCAAACCATTTTTTTAATCCTGACATTAGCCAAGTAAATCTTTATAGTAATTTTGCATACTAGAGTTAGTTCCGTAATCTCCTTGAATAGAACCACCCTTTACTTCATGACCTTCGTACATGTCTATAGAACCACCATCGTTAACTTTTTTTACTTCTTTGTTTTTATCAAGTTCTTGCATAGTAGCGTAATCATCTTCTTGAGTATTAGTTGGTGCTACCACTTTATTTTTTTTCTTATTCATTGACATATACTTAGCCATTCCTGCTAAACCAAACAAAGGTAACAAAGCTCCTTTACCTTTTGCTCCTTCTTTAGCTAAAAACATAGCTCCTAATCCTGCTTTTTTCACTGTTCTTTTCATCTCGCCTCCTTTATTGGCTGTTTTAGTTTTAGGACCCCAATCTTTTTTCTTCTTACCACTAGGGTCTTTAATTTTTCCTGCACATATCTTTGAAGCGTATGCATTTGCATAGGCACTTGGATATTTTGCAAACTTTTGTTTAGCTGCTTTTTTTCCTCTTGCACATAATTTTGTCATATCTTACTTTAACCCTTTTTATTAAGTGTGTCTATACAACCACTTTTCTTCTTTTTATTTTTACAATTTTCTTTTTCTTTTTCTTTTTCTTTTTTTCAGGAGGGTTTTCAATCTGCATCCTCATTTGGCTTCTAGTTATTGTCATCTTAATCTATACCTTGTTTTACCTTGTTCATTTTTAAAAGCTTCTTTGTAATCGTGTTTATTATATCCTCTGTTAAAGGATACATGAACCCAACCAGAATTAGGACCTTCTTTCTCATTATAAAACTCTAAAATAAGTTGGTCGTATTCTAAATTATGATGTATCCAATCACTAAGTTCTAAATTACTTACACCAATTACTTCTATGTCAGATGCCTGACCTAAAACATGTTGTGATGTTTTGCTACCACCAATTTTTGTGTTTAACTCTTCACATCTATAACCAGAACTTATTATCATCGGTTTCATAAAGTGATTTCTTATAGGTTGTAAAACGCTTTCACATAAAGTTTTTAAATTTAAAATAACAGTCATGCTTGGTGTGTTATCTATATTATGTCTTGTAGCTGTTTGAGATTTCGTAAACTCGTTTAAACTAAAATTTTGAGATAACTTCATTTAACATTTCCATCTACGTCTAGCTTGACAAATTCTTTTCTTAGGTGTTTTTTGACAGTTTATATTATGCATTTTCATTTGTCCTTTACTTCTTGAACAATATGATTTTCTTCTTTTTGCATCTTTACTACCTTTCTTAACTTTACCAGTCACAGCAGTCTTGAGTTTGGAACCAGGATTGTCTCTTCGGTATTTCTCAACACCTTTTTGTGTCATTCCTGCTCCAGACTCAGAAGACCTGAAATACTTCTTAGTCTTAGGAGGCATACCTCCGTTTTTAAAACTAAGAAGCTCTGCTGTGTATTTATCCATTATCAGTAGAAGCTGTAATCGGTGTTACAAAAACTGTAACAGAGGTTACATTACTAATAGTCAAATGCATATCAGTTTTAAATAGGATACCATCTAAAGGCATATCTACTTGATACTGATCAGCTGCACTACCAGCAGGAGTTGCGATAACAAGTTTTTGTGTACCACTTCCACCACCGTCTTTAAAAGTTAAACTTCCAGCTGAAGCATGACCAACATAATAAATAGATAGCAATCTTGTTCTACCAGACTGAATAGTATTAGTCGAGGTAAGAGTTTTTGCACCTATATCTGAGTTCATAATCGTCTCCTATTAACTAGCTACATCGTAGCCAAGTATTGTGATAACTAATCTACCTGCTGAAAAAGTTCCTGCTGTTGCAGTTCCACTTACTAAATATAAATATTGATCAGCACCAATTGTACCACCAGCTGTTCTTACACCAGCAGTTTGATCACCACCATTTATTATTAATGTTTCATCCAAATCAGTAATTAAAGTATCTTCAACACCAGTTCCTTCAGTTGCTGAATATAAATCAATATCTGGATCACCAGTAGCAGGAGTTTCAAAAGATTCCATAGTCACACCAAAAACTACACCTTGATCGGCAGTGGTTACTCTACCAATGTATGCTACACCTGAACCATTCTTACCAATAATGTCATTTATTGCACCACCAGAATTTAACCCAGTAAGATCAATCATGATTGTTGTTTTAACTATATTAACACCAGTAGTTGTATCGCTTTTTAATCTTTCTACTTGTGTAACATAAACTGCTGCAGTGCCTTCAATACCAGCACCACCTACTGCTTCGTTTTTCATCTTATCGCCACTGGTAATTGTTATTGCACCAGTAGTTGCATTTTTAGATACAGTCTCAAATCCGTTTTCGGAACGGACTGGTCCTGAAAAAGTTGTATTCGCCATCTTTATCTCCTAGTTCAATGATATAGTCCTCTAGGGTGTCAGCCAAGCCTGTCTATACCAGTTATATAATTCTTGGTACTTAACAGTATACAAAAAAAAAGAGGACTATGTAAGCCCTCTTTTGTTTGTTTATATTTACTTAGTTAATCAAAAGTAATTTGTGTGTGGTAATCAATATCATCAAAAAAAACCTCTAGATTAGCTATCATTTCAAGACAATTTTTTTCAGCAAATTTATTGCCTTCTGTTGGGTTTTTTATAGCTTTAATTTTTTTTAATAATTTTGTAAAAAATATATAATCTTTTTGTGCTTCATTTATTTGTTCGTTTAATGTCATTGTCATTATGCAATCTCCTTAACATTTACTGAAGTAAAACCAAAAGGTGCAACAATATTTGTTTCAAGAGTTTCAGTATCTAAAATCAAATCGCCAACACTCACACTGTAAAAAGGAACGTCAGTAGTTTCTACTTTATTTCTATCTGTATTACCAATGTGAAAAACTTCATCTAAATTATTAGCATTAATGCTACCACTATGCTTATAAAAATTTTCAGTAAGTTTATTTAAATTAAGTTCTAATTCTTCAACACTTAAACCATGTTGAAATACAACTTCTTGCCATGCTTTATCAATCTCTGATGATACTTGGTCTCTGTTTACTCTTGGTTGGTATATTTTATATTTAGTCATTTGTTTCTCCTTTGTTTTATAATTAAAATATAGCACATCGTGATGTGACATACAAACTATAGGTCA